GAGTTTTTTATTGCTTCTTTGATATTAATGGTAAAGAATTAAAATTCAATCCTACTAATATTGAAAAAGTTTCTAACTTATCACTCATGATAGACGAAAAGCGTATGCGATTCTTTGAATGGGTAAATAAAGAACGAGAATCTTTTTCTGATGAAGTAGAACTTGAGGAAAAAGAAGCAATAAAAAACTCGTAGAGCTTGGTACTTGGTATGGGGATTGTTTACGTCTACCTTGTGGTGATATAGATGATCCTCAACCTAATACATGTAGAGACTTGTATTACGCACATGGCCAAAAGCCACCATGTGCCAAGTGTTTTCCCGAAATACATCCATACAATTTAGGTGTTTTAGATTTATACAATATTGTAGGCGATCAGTATATAATGTCTCAATCTGGGCCTATAAGTATAAATACACTTGCAATAGGAGACGCTTTTGATAGGTACTATGAAAGCGTAGACAACCAGAGGTATTTTATAGATAGACTCAAAATCTTAGTTAATTCATACCTGCAATCACAGCAAGAAAGTACAGAAAAGAAATACGGGAAAAAGAATGGCAACTCTTGAACTTGATGTAAAAGTTACTGGATATAAAGAAGCAAAAGAAGATATAGAATCTCTTGCTAAAGCAGGTGAAAAAGTACAAGAGGAACTGGATAAAATCAGTTCCTCTGATCCTTTAAGTAAACTTGCGTTCAATGCTGATAGAGCTAAAGAAGCTTTTGATAAAACAATATCAAAATCCCACCGATTAATTCACAACCTTAAAAATTTAAATGGTAGTGAATTTCATAAACTTTCTGTTGTAGCTAAATCTCTTTTAAATTTAGAAGAAGAATTAAATGCTGAATTAGAAAAACAAGCTAACACACGTGACATGAATTTGGATGCTGATAGCAAAGAATCAAATATTGAAACAGCATCCGATGTTTATGTTCAGGATTATAATTCTTCTGTTAACATATCAAATGTAACAAAAGATGATGTTGGTACTGATAAGGATGATGCTGTTGAAATGGGAACTGAAATGGCTGACCAATCTGCACCAAAAGCAGAGACACAATCAGCAGAACCTGTAGAAACACCTGCTCCTGTTGAAACACCAAAAGTTCAACAAGCAGAGGCAGCTACAATGCCTGAAAATTCATCATCAAATGAACCAGATAGTGTTCCTGATGATTATGAAGATTTACCTTTCTAACAGGAAGAGTAATTAAGGGGGTTTTTAACCCCCTTTTTATAACTTTATTTTTTAAATACAAAAAAACATGGCAAGAGTTCCAGCTAATGGTTCAAGAAAACCTACGCAAAAAAAATCGTTTTCATTAAATGATTATAAAAAGAAAACAAATGTTGAAGATGTGCCATTAAAACCTGTTGAATGGATAAAAACCTCACCTGCTTTGCAAGAAGCAACAGGACTACCGGGGTTTCCTATGGGTTATACTTCTCTTTCACGTGGATTTTCTAATACTGGTAAATCAACATCAATGTTAGAAGGTATTGTTGGTGCACAAAAGAGAGGGATATTACCAATTGTTTTCGATTTGGAAAACAATATTGGTGAACACAGATTAGAAATAATGGGTTTTGATTGGAATAATGCTATTAAGGTTGATACAGAAACACTTTTGTATAACTTTGGTAGAAAAAGGGATAAAAATAGAAGTCAAGCATCAATTGAAGATTTAGCAATGGCTATTAATTTTTATCTTGATGAACAGGAAAGAGGTAATTTACCAATGGATTTATTGTTTGCAATTGATTCAATTGGTGTACTCAACTGTTTAAAAACAATTAATGCAGAAGAAAAGGATACGGCAAACAACAATATGTGGAATGCTGGTGCATATGAAGCTGCATTTAAAGGAATATTAAACACAAGAATACCTGCATCAAGAAAAGAGACAAAGGAATTTACCAACACAATAATTGCGGTACAGAAGATATGGATTGATTCGCAAGGTGCGGGTGTGGTTAAACACAAAGGCGGTGAAGCGTTTTATTTTGGTTCACGTTTGATATATCATCATGGTGGTATTGCAACTCACGGAACACGTGCTGTTGCAGCAACATCGAAAGGTAAGAGTGTTAAGTATGGTGTAGAAACAAAAGTTGATGTTGCTAAAAACCATATTGATGGCCCTCTTGGTGGTTTATCAATGGAAGGTAAATTAATTTCAACAGTTGGTGGTTTCGTTGCACCAGATTCAATTGACCAATACAAGAAAGACAACTTATTGTTCTTTAGAAAAGTATTGGGTGAAGAATTAAATCCAGACGAAATAATGACAAAGTATCATCAAATTCAAACAATTGGTGATGATGAAGAACAGCACATTGATGACTTTAATGATACAATGAAAGCAAACTTCGGAAAAACCAAATCTGATGACATCAATGTTGATAAAAACACTGGTGAAATTAAAGAATAATGAAAATAAGAACTTTATTAGTTGATTCCTCTTACTTGTTAAAACGTTCGTTTTTAGGTAATAAACATACTTATACTAAATCCGGCGGACACATAGGCGGATTATATTCTTTTCTTACCACAGTTAGAAAACTCATAAAAGACCACAGAATAAACAAAGTAGTACTTGTTTGGGACGGTGAAAATGGTGGTATCCATAGATATCATATTGAAGCGATGTACAAATCAGGTAGGAAAAACAAGAAGTGGCATGAAAAGATTGAACTAACCGAAGCAGAAATTAAAAGAGAACAAGCAAAAGAGGAATCACTATTAAAGCAAAGAAAGAGAATTCAGGCGTATGCAGAAGAATTATTCTTTCGTCAAATTGAGGTAGATGAAATTGAAGCAGATGATATAATTGCTCAATATTGTCATGACCATAATAAAGACGAAGATATATTCATATTTTCTAATGATAGAGATTTTATTCAATTATTGGATTATAATATTACGTTAATTTTAGGTAACATGCCTGAACCAATAACCAAATTGAATTTCTTCATGCATTTCCCATATCATTATAGTAACTCACTAACAATGAAAATAATATGTGGTGATGATTCAGATGATATACCAAATATTCAAGGCATAAAGGAAAGAACATTGTTAAAATATTTTCCTGACCTTAAAATAAAACATTATTCGGTAAGAGATATCTGTAAACGTGCAGATGAAATAAATAAAAATAGAGTCAAAGAAAAGAAGAAACCGCTTAAAATATTTGAAAATTTGCTAAATAATATGGAAAGGTTGACAATTAATCATCAATTAATTAATTTAAAAAAACCTTTTTTGAATGAGGAAGCAGTTGAAGAGATGGAACAGTTAAAAATGCCATTATCAGATGAAGACAGAGGCAGTAAGTATCTCTATAAAATGATGGTAGAGGATGAATTTTTAACTATATATACGGGTACATTTCCTAATTATGTTGAACCGTTCTATACGGTAATTATGCATGAGAAACAAATATTAAATGAATATTATAAAACAAGCACATTTTAATATTGCTTTTTTATCATAAACAGTGTATATTTGCAAAGAGCAATTGAAAATATTTTTTAACTTTTAAACACAAAAAACATGGCTATTGAAAAATCACACGAAAACAGTTTTAAATTTGGAGTATATCAAGGTGATTCTGCTATAATTGAACGTCAGTTCTCGGCAGATTATTTTAATCCAGTTGTAAGATATTCTGTTGACGTGAGAGAAATGATACCATCTATTATTTCTCGCCTACAAAAAATCCTTTCAAGAAGAAATGTCAGCTTTGTCTATGATTTAGGTAACGATAAAGACATTAATCTATTGGGTTTTTACAAAAATGAACTTAGAAAATATAGTAAGTTCATTGATAATAAACTTGAAAAGCCACAAATAGTTACCCATAATATTAACGGTAAGATTATTAGGGGTGTGGAGTGTAAGTTTGGTCTTTACATCAACGATAATCCCATCGTTGAAAGAAATTTTTATGTAGATAAGTACAACCCCGCATCAAGATTCTCTACAGAAATTGTTGATGTTGTTGAAATGATTAGTGACGAAATCTTCGAGTATTTAAAAGAAGAAGATGTAAATCACATGTGGAATGATTATGATTTAATCAATATTTACGGACTGTATATTCACCAAATTCGTGAATTAAATAACAGAAGAAGACGTGAATTGATTGAGAAAAAACATGACAGGTCATTTGTGAAGCAAGTAAAAGGATACTACAGGTCACAACAAAGACAACAACACAACAATTAATAATTTTATGTAGAAAATACAAAAAATATGGCAGAAGAACACACCCTTAAAGGGTTTTTGGGGCCAGAGTTCCAACAGAAAGTTATTTGGCAAATTTTAACTGAATCAGAATTTGCAGAAAAAATCATTAAACATCTTGACACATCATATTTTGACGACCCAAATTTAAAAAGATTATTTGTTGTCATAAATGATTATTTCGTTGAAAACGAAAAAGTTCCTAACTTGCAAAATAAAAGCATTTATAGTGCAATAAAAGAACATAGTGTCAGTTCAGACCCAACAGATGAAGAAATATTGGGTAGTGTTGTTGAGAAAATAAAACTTTGGAATGATAGAGTTTTAAACAACGAATTGGATTATGATGGTGAAATTGTTCAAAAGAATACATTTCATTTTATAAAGCAACAAGAATATCGTAAGATAGGTGAGCATATACTTAATGAAGTAAAGGAAGGTACTATTAGATTAAAAACAAGCACCAATGAAATTGAAGATAGATTTCATAGAGTAGCTGCTATTGGTGATGATGAAGATTTAGGTGAAGAAATTTTTGATGATATTGACAATACCTTAAAGAAAGATTTCAGAGAACCAATTCCAACAGGCATTGAAGCAATTGATGAATTGATGGGCGGTGGACTTGGTAAAGGTGAAATGGGAATTATACTTGCGGGTACAGGGGTCGGTAAGTCAACCGCTTTAACCAAAATTGCAAATACTGGTTATGAAGTAGGTAAAAATGTGTTACAAATCATCTTTGAAGATAAATACAAAGATATTAAACGTAAACACTATGCTATTTGGTCTGACATTGAATTAAAAGAAATGGATGACCAATCTGAAACAGTAAAAGTAAGGGTAAAGCAACATTATGAACAAATTAAAGAAAGAGGTCTTGGTGGAAGACTTGTAATTAAGAAGTTTTCACAAGATGGTACTACTTTAAATGACATCAAAAGATATATACAAAGATACTATAAAAAGTTTGGTGTTAAATTTGATTTAATTGTTCATAATGTTGCTTTACCCTTACTTTTACTGTTTCAGATTGGTCAT